GTCGCCGGCCTCAACGTCGGTGATCAGGTGGCGATCCTGTCCAACCCCATTACCAACGCGGTGGCTCTGGTACAAGCCGAAGTCTCTGCCGCGAATACCCTGCGTTGCATGTTCGTGAACCCAACCGCAGGCGCCCTCACACCGACCGCCGGAACCTACACCTTCTTGGTGATCAAGGGTTCCTAAACTGGTTGTATGCAAGCCTCTGAAGACGACCTCTCCCTCATGGCGCAAGTGGGCCGGCACAACGTAAAGTTTGTCGAACTCCTCGTGACACGGAGACAGGCCGAGCTGGAGAGACTGGCAACTACCAGCCCAGACCAATTCAGCACCCTTAAAGGCCGGGTGCAGATGCTGACAGAACTCCTGCAGCAGTTACGGCCTTGACCCCTTAGCGAGTTAGCAAGGATACAAAATGACACTCCCCGCACAAATCCAAAAGCAAGTCGACGACGCAAAAGCCATCATAGAGCAGCACTACGGCCAAAAAACCGACGCTGACCCTGCCGAAGCCAACGCCGCCGAAGGTTCCACACAGGAGCCTGTAGCGCAAGCCGCCACGCCCGCCGAAGAAGTGCGTCCGCAAGAAACTCCTGCCACTCCGGCGGAGGACGAGAACAGCCCCACCTACGCACAGCGCTGGCGGTCACAGCAAGGCATCGTGAACGCGGTTAACCGCAAGCTCTCCGAAGCCGAGCAGCGTGTCGCCACCCTTGAGCAGCTAGTGTCCACCCTGCAGGCGGCCCCCGCGCCGCGTCAGCAGGCACAACCGGCGCAGCTTCTGAATGAGAACGACGTCAAGGAGTATGGATCAGAGATGATCGACTTCGCGCGCCGTGTCACTCGGGAAGAAGTAGCGCCGCTGGCACAAGCAGTCCACGACCTGAACCGTCGTTTGGAACAGCTCCAAGGTATTGCTCCTGTCGTACAGCGTGTGGCGGCTAACCAGCAAGTGACAGCAGAGCAGTCGTTTACGACCGCCCTGACACGCGCTGTACCAGACTGGGGACAGGTCAACGGTGACCCTAGATTCCACGACTGGTTGCTGACACCAGATGCCATGACGGGTATTACCCGCCAAACCTATCTGGCCGACGCAGAGCAGACCCTCGACCTCAACCGCGTTGTGAGCATTTTTCAAGCGTGGAAGCGCGACGCTGGAGTAACCGAGACGCCACAACCTGTTGCGAAGCAGACCACCGCGACTTCGAATCTGGAAAAGATGGTAGCCCCCGGACGCGCATCAGCCGCATCCGCAGCGCCAACTCAGAAGGCCGAGAAGACCTACACGCCTCAAGACATCTCGCGCTTCTACGCGGAGAAGTTGCACGGCAAGTATCGTGGGCGCGAAGCCGAAGCACAGGCCATTGAGCGCGACATTTTCGATGCCCAACGTTCTGGACGCATTGCCCAGAACGCCGCTTAACACTTTCTAAGAGGTAATACCATGCCAGCCTTTGCCGTAGCCGCCGGTGGTGCAAACTACTCCGGTAACTTTATCCCAGAAATCTGGTCTTCCAAACTGGTTGAGAACTTCTACGACGCCACCGTGCTCGCAGCGATCTCCAACACAGACTACGAAGGCGAGATCAAGTCCCACGGTGACAAGGTTCAGATTCGTCTGACCCCTGAAATCACAGTTCGCCCCTATGCCAAGGGTATGAACCTGACCGTGGAGCGCCCCGACAAGCCAAAAATCACGCTCGAAATCGACCAAGGCGAGTACTTTGCCTGTATCGAAGACGACGTGGACAAGGTTCAGTCGGACATCAGCCTGATGGATGCTTGGTCCAAAGACGCATCTGAAAAGATGAAGTTGGCCATCGACCCCAAGGTCCTGACTGGCATCATCCCCGACATCGCTGCGACCAACCAAGGCGTTACTGCTGGCCGTATTAGCCAGAGCATCAACTTGGGTGCTACCGGTGCACCAGTGCAGGTCACCAAGACCAACGTGCTCGACTTGATCGTCGACGCTGGCACTGTGTTGGATGAAGCCAACGCACCCGAGTCTGGTCGTTTCCTGATTATCCCTGCTTGGATGGCTGGTATGATCAAGAAGTCCGATCTGAAAGACGCCTCCCTGACTGGTGACAGCCTCTCCGTGATGCGCAACGGCCGTTTGGGCATGATCGACCGCTTCACGCTGTACACAAGCCACAACTTGAACAACGTGATCGACACATCCAACCGCTGCTTCAGCGTCATTGGGGGTCACAAGATGGGCCTGACTTTTGCATCCCAGATGACTGAGATGGAGAGCTTGCGTGCCGAATCCACCTTCGGAAACATCGTCCGCGGTCTGCAAGTGTATGGCTACAAAGTGGTTAAGGGCGAAGCCCTGACCCGCTTGTACGTCCGCCAGTAACCCGAAACTCTAGGAGTATTACACCATGCCAAACTACACCATTGCGCAACTGCGCTCCGCGGGTATCAGCCCCGCAGCAGCCGACGCCGAAGGCACACCCGGCCCGTTCTACGTCGAGTACGACTTCGACGGTGCCAAGCGTTCTACCATTGCTACGGACACTGTGGACCTCTTCGAAATCCCCGCTCTCGCAGGCGTGGTGATCGACGGCGCGGCGGTAACCGTGGTCCGCCCCGGTACGGCCACTGTGACCCTTGCGGTTACCTTGGGCGCCGCCGCCGCCGCCGGTACGGCTGTCACTGGCCTGACCGCGTTCAACGGCGCAGCCGCAGCCGGCACACGATCTGTGCAGCTGGCAACCGCCGCCAACTCGGTGATCAGCGGAGGCGCTTCGAACTTCATCAAAGTTCAGTTCGGCACCGTTGGCGCCGGCACTGGTCGCTACCGCGTCCGCGTGTTCGGCCGCTTCCTTGAAGCTGCACAGGCTACCTAACCAGTAGTTTTGAGCGTAGAATAAGGGGCACTTTCGGGTGCCCCTTTTCTTTTGGAGACCGCCATGGCCGATCGCCTGCTACGACACATCCCAACAGGTATCCTGCACATATACCAACTGGCGTACGCCAATCGCCCCGACTTCGAAGAAGTCATCGACGTTGAGTCCCGTGTGATTGAGGAGCCAGCGCCCGCTCCGAAGGCGAAGAAATCAAAGTCGGTCGCCCCCGCTGTGGATGACGAGGCGGTGTCCGCAGACGCTAGCCGCAACTTGCCATGAGCTTCACCATCGCTGACGTGCTGCTGGAGGTTCGGGACCAGATTTCCGACACCATGGTGCCCTACCGGTACTCCGACGCTTCCATGATCCGCAAGATCAACCAAGTGATCAGCCGCATGGCTATCCTCCGCCCAGACCTGTTCACCACGATAGCTACCATCTCCTGCACAGCGGGTGGACTGCAGACGGCGCCCGTCGACTCTCTACGCATCATGGACGTGCTGGGGAACAACACTGGCGCCGCGGTCAAAGAGGTGTCCCAAGACGTGCTGGACATGATGATCCCCACATGGGAGACGCTGCCCCCCGGCCCGGCGATCAACTGGATGCGCTACCCTCGCGACCAGAACCGGTTCTATGTGGCTCCGGCCGCTACCGCAGGGCTAGCGCTCACCATTTCCTACGCCCGTAGCCCTGCCACCCTAGCACTCGACGACATCGTCCCACTGCAGGACGCATACAAACCCACGGTGACAGATGGCTCTGTGTGGATCATGGAGTCGATCGACGCGGAGAACGTGGAATCCGGCCGCGCGAAGATGTTCCAAGACAGCTTCAACAGCATGCTATCCGCGGGCCTGACCGCCCGACGCCTGACTGACACGTCGTCCGCAGCTTTGCCCCGAGATGAGGTGATCCAATGACCATGTTCGCCGCTGTTGTCCCGTCCATCTCATCCTTCCTGCCCGGCTGCCCCAGCTTGGTCATCGAGAGCACTATCCGCAAGATTGCCACCGACCTATGCCAGCGCGGGCGCGTGTGGGAGGACAATGTCGCGCTGATCACCACCAGTGCCACACTGTACTCCTACGCGCTTGTGCCAACACAGGCGTACGCCGAGGTGATCGAGCCCACTACGCTGTACCTGCTTCGCGCTGATGGCACCAAGGGGGATATCACCCGCCTGACCCGGCAGAAGATGTACCAGCAGCATCGGAGCTGGCCGCAGGACGACGACGGGGAGCCTGTGCACTATGAGCCCGGTAGTACACCAGACATTGCGCTTCTTGCACCTGTGCCGGACGCAGCCTACCCAATCTACGCCCGCGCGCAGCTCCGCCCTACGGACACAGCCGCAGAGTGGCCGACGTATCTCCAGCGTGAGCATCACCGCTGCGTCTTCCATGGGGTAATCCACGAGCTTATGGCCATGCCTGAGCGTCCGTGGAGCAACCCCAAGCTAGCGGACTACCACGGTAAACAGTGGACTTACTTGTTGTCACAAGCTACCATACGTGCGCAGCAAGAGTACAGCACCGATGAACTTGCCGTTAGCATGCGGCCCTTTGCGTAGGACCCCAGATGCCCAATATCCAATTCACCAACTTTGCCCGCTCACAAGTGGCGGTGGGTTTCAGCGCAGTCGCGACCACCATATCCGTCACGGGCGGGACGGGCGGGCGGTTCCCGGCGCTGGCGGGGGCCCAGTATTTTTACCTGACTCTGGAAAACGCACTCCTACAACGTGAGATCGTCCGGGTGACGGCCCGCAGTGGGGACACCCTCACCGTGGTCCGCGCGCAAGACAACACCACTGCGCAGACATGGAACGCCGGGGACATCGTCTCGCTACGGCTCAATGCGCTGGCCATCGCCGACTCCCTGTTTGGCACGTTGGCAGCGTCGAACAACCTCTCCGATCTGGCCAACGCCGCGACCGCCCGGATCAACCTCGGACTCGACTCGTACGCTGACCTCGACGTTACGCAGTCGTTCACGCGCGCCCAACGCGGCGCACCCGTGGCGCTGACCGACGCGGCTACCGTTGCCGTCGATCTGGCACTGGCCAACAACTTCACGCTCACGCTCGCAGGAAACCGCACCCTAGGAGCCCCCACTAACCAAGTGGCTGGGCAGGGCGGTGTCATCGTCATTACACAGAGTGCGACGCCTTACACACTGGCATACAACACCGCATGGAAATTCCCGGGCGGCACCGCACCGACCTTGACCACCACAGCCAATGCAGTCGACGTGCTTGCCTACCAAGTGGAGAGCGCTACACGTATCACCTGCCGGATGCTGAACGATGTTAAGTAGCCCCGTCCTGCTCGGCTCCGCACCAGCGGGCTACCAGCTACAGCGCAGCTTGAGATTCAGAGCAAGTGCTTCGGCGTTTCTGAATCGAACATTCACTACCGCAACGAATCGTCGTCGCTCCACGCTATCGCTATGGGTGAAGCGCGGCGCACTTGGGCGGCAGACGTTTTTCAGTCCCTACCTGTCCGGTTCCGACCGCGCATTTTTGGAGTTTGATGCCAGTGACCGTTTGAACATCGATGATTTTTTTGGCGGCGCTGCAAGCACACTGAAAACTACCACGGCGGTCTATCGTGATCCTTCTGCGCACTACCATGTCGTGCTGGTGTACGACACTCCAAATACGACAGCGGAAGATCGCACGATTTTGTACGTGAACAACGTTCGCGTTACTTCGTGGGCAAACAATACCATTTGCGGTCAAAACATAGACCCCTCCATTAACGGACCTCGGGCGCACTTTATCGGGCAGCTTGGAAGCGGTACGCAGTTTTTTGATGGCCTTGTGTCCGATGTTCACTTCATCGATGGACAAGCTTTAACACCTACTTCGTTTGGTCAGTTCGACAGCAACGGGATGTGGCAGCCTAGAGCGTACACAGGTACGTACGGCACCAACGGTTTTCGCTTGGACTTCTCGGACCCCACCAGCACCACAACGCTGGTTGCAGATCGCTCTGGCAACGGCAACAACTGGACGGCGAACAATATCAGCCTGACTGCTGGGGTTACCTACGACTCGATGATTGATGTTCCACTTGGTGGTGGGGGTGGGGAGCGTGGGAATTATGCGACTTTGAATCCACTCCACACAGGTCGATCTACGCTCACGAACGGGAATCTGACGGCCTCTGGTGCAACCGACCTACCAACAATAGTTCCAGAGTCGGGTACTTGGTATTTTGAGCGAGGCGGCTCAGTACAAACTTGGACACCTCCTGCTGCGTTCCCTGCTGGGTCAGGAGACTATAACTTCGGGCAGCGACCTTGGCAGGCAACCGGTCCCACAGGTGGTCAGAAAGCCCTACACACCGGCAACCTGCCAGCAGCGCCTATCCCAAACCCGAAGCTGCATTTTGATGTGGTGACACACCTCGGATCGGGTGTTGCCCGCTCAGTAACTGGCGCACAGTTTCGGCCTGATTTTGTGTGGGTAAAGAACCGGAATTCAACGCAGTGGCACGGTCTTTACAATTCAATCAGCGGTGTGGGCAAATATCTCGTATCCAATTCGACAAACGCCGAGGCAACATTCGCAGATACTCTGACATCATTTGATTCTGCGGGCTTCTCAACGGGCAATGATGTTTCGGGCTCGGGTATAAATACCAGCGCAAACACCTACGTTGATTGGTTATGGAGAGCGGGTGGAGCAGCAGTCACCAACACCGCAGGGTCTATCTCTGCACAGGTGAGTGCTAATCCTGTTGCTGGTTTCAGCATCGTTACTTGGACAGGCAACACCACATCGGGTGCAACGGTAGGGCATGGCCTTGGTGTCGCACCGGCAATGATTATTTTCAAGAACCGCAGCGGCGCAACCGACTGGCATACGTACCACAAGAACATCGCAACTCCGGCGACCAACTTACTGTACCTGAACACCACGGCGGCACCCGGTTCTTCTGTTGCGTTCTTGAATAGCGTTGCTCCGTCATCTAGCGTTATCACGCTTGGCAATTCCGCTGGAACCAACGGCGGCAACATGGTCGCCTACTGCTTCTCTGAAATCCCCGGCTATTCCCGCATCAGCAGCTACACAGGCAACGGCTCTACAGATGGTCCATTCGTCTACTGCGGATTCAGACCACGTTGGATCATGATGAAGTCCAGCAACGACACATTCAACTGGATGATCTTTGACACAGCACGCGGGACAGTCAACGTTGCGAACAATGCAATGCTGGCAAATGACAGTGCTGTAGAACAGGTAAATGCACTTTGGAACTTCGACATCTTGTCTAACGGTTTCAAGCCTCGTGGCACAAACGGAAACATCAACGGCAACGGCACCAACTACATCTTCTACGCCATAGCCGAGGCTCCATTTCAATCAGCACTTGCCCGTTAAGGATCAACCATGTTCTACCACCAACCCACCAACACTTATATCCGCGAAGGTTCTGCCTTTGAAATCAACGGTGTCCAGTACCCCGGCAACTGGCTGAACCTGTCCACGCCTGATGACAAGGCTGCGCACGGGTTGGTTGAAGTCGTTACTGTTGGCACCCGCGAGGATGAGCGCACGCACGTTGTCACCGAGGAATTGGTGGACGGCGAGCTGCGGATCATCAATACACCTAAGCCCGCAGAAATGTTAGCGGAAGCCGCTAAACAGCAAGCGAAAGCGGAGATAGAACGCCTAGAGCGTGAGCAAATGTTGCCCCGTGCCCCCCGCGAGTTCATGCTTACCGTCATGGAACTGAACGCGTCGGCAGAGGTGCTGGCTGCGAACTACGGGTATCGTGCGGTTAAGGCTTTCGACGAAGACATCAAGAGACTGAGGGCGCAACTGAGGGCGCAACTGTGAGCCTCCTTCTGTCATATCTCCCCGGATGGCGTGGTCGGCTTGCCAACTGGATTGAGGTCTATACCGACCGCTACGACCCGGATGGTTTTCATATATGACCAGACGCCTAGCTGATGTATTCCTAGCTGATGTCACGTCAACCCGCATGGCAATCGGGGTTTGTGCTCTGCTGTTTTCGTTTGGCCTGTTCTTCGCCAACCCCTACAACGGGGCCTATGACCGCATGCTTGAGCAGGCCCCCGCATGGGTCTGGGGTGCTGCCTTCTTTGTCTACGGCTGCGCCAAATTCATGGTCGTGGCGGAGTGGCCTCGACCTATCAACAAGATCGGAGCCTTGACCATTGTTGTCGTTGGTTCGTACCTCTGGCTGTTCACCATCATGAGCTTTGCAGACAACCCAAACCGCCCCATGGGCGCGGCAGACGCAATGCTCATATATCTCGTCATTGCCGAAGTTTGGGTGGGCGCACACACGATTGACGGAGCCAAGAAATGACAGAGTGGGAATTGCCAGAAAAGGTATTTGGGGGCGCTGTCGGCTTAGGCGCGGTGGCTCTGCTGTTCCAAAAGGCCATCAGCTTCTTCCGCACCGAGCAGGCCGCGCAGAGCGTAAGCACGGCGCAGAAGACATCATTTGACACCCTGCGAAGTCAGATCGAAGCCTTGCAGGCAGACAACGCGCTACTACACCAGCAGTTCCACATCATGGACGCCAAGCTCCACCGCCAGCAGACAAAACTGACCCGGACGGAAATGCTGGTTAGGCAGTTCATGGGGCTTGTGAAGGAGCACGGAATCACCGTGCCCGGCTACATGCAGGACGAGCTGGGTGACCTGCTTGAAGAGCGCACACCTGAAACCCGAACCCGCGCAAGCGACGCAAAGGAGCCAACATGATACTTACGCAACAGCGCGAACCATCCATCGGCCCAACGACACTCTCCAAGTTGAGTATGGGCAACTTGGCTCTATGCGACATCCTTGAAGACACGGTGCGCGAAGTGGAGGGGCGGCACGTCGCTGAGTGGAAAAAGGCTGGCATCACGGCCATCCCAGTCGGCACGTACAAGATCGCTGCGGCGTTCAGCAACAGATTCGGCCCTGACACGCTGACCCTGCTCAACGTCCCCGGCTACAAGTACATCCGCATCCACGGAGGCAATGACGCGACCCATACGGAGGGCTGCCTGCTTCCCGGCTACCGCTCTGGCGCCCAGAGCATCGTGCGCTCGCAGCCTGCACTGTCGATGCTTAAAGCTCACATTCTCCCAATGCTTAAAGCTGGCGCAGCCGTCTATTGGACCATCCTCCCGCCAAAACCATGATTCACAAGCCGCTTCCCTACAAGATTCGCTTCGCTATTGGCCTAATCGTCATGGCTCTTGGGTCAGCCGCAGGCGTATCCATTGCTCGCGCCGGTTCGTGCGAGGTAGTACCCGGCCCTGTGCGCTGGGAGACTGGCACGCTCGGCAAGCATCTCTATGTGCCATGCGCTAATGGCACTCACATTGGCTTGAGCTGCACCCATGCGGTGTGCGACCCGGCCAAGTTCGGCGGGGTGATTGCAGGCATCTATGTTGCTGCGGATCGTGAGGCTGCATACGCGGCTGCTGTAAAGATGTACCTGCCGTGGAGCTGTGACGCCCCACCCGACGCAGCAGCCTTAGCTCTCTGCAAAGAACGTGCTGACATCCTCAAGCCTCCGGTATGGCGAGTGAAGATCAACGGCACCACCACTACCCGGCCAAGCGCCGTGCTGGCAACTGCCCTAGCTGGCCCACGGGCAACGGTTGGCGTTCTCTGCCTGCCTGACGCTCCACGAGGCCTGCCTAGCGGCCCAGATATCCGCGCCCAGTGGACTGGAGGGCCAGCCGGTGTGGTCACTATCTGCGCGAAAGGCACCCAATGAATCCGATTCGCTTCGTCCGCGACCTCACCATGGGTCTTATCACCAGCAAGGATGGCAGCTACTCGCTGACCAAGCTGGCGGCGACCACCTTCCACTTCCAGCTCGCCATCTGGCTGGCGTGGCACACATACACCAAGGGCTTCGACATGGAGGCATGGATTCTGTACGGCACATTCGCTGTCGGCCACGCTGGTTACGACAAAACGATGGCCGTGGTCAACAGCTTCAAGACCCGCAAGATGGAGAAAGAAAATGCTGACCCTGCTCAATCTGGTTCCTAAGTGGGTGTGGCTGGCGCTCGTCGCCGCACTCTCTGCAACATCGTGCAAGCTTAAGTGGGACAACAGTGGGTTGTCCCTCGAAATTGAAAAGGGGAAAACCTATGTCGCCCAACTTGAAAAGTCCATTGCCAAGGCCAACACAGCCCGTGTACAGCAGCTCGTGGAAAACGAGCAGCGAGCGAGAGCGGCGGAGCAGGCTGCGAGTAGTCGCCAGCGTACTCTACTTGCTGATGCTGGCGCTGCTCGGGTTGAACTTGACCGGCTGCGCAGTGCTCTCGAATCCCACACCAGTCCTCGCCTCACCGCCAGCGGTGTTGCCTTCGCCCCCAGCCTTGACTACGCCGATCCCGTCCCAGAGTTATTCCTCCAGTGCACAGCACGATATATCGACTTGGCGGCAAAAGCTGACGGACACGCCAACGACGTCAAAACCCTAGTCGACGCTTGGCCTAAGTAGTAGAATCCAGCGCATGTCCGCGAACTTCTATTTTGGCATGCCGTTCGTCCTGTGGAATATGGGATTCTTTCGCACGTCACTGTGGATTTTCGCCGTTTACGGCATCTACCGCCTCTGGAGACACTATGGCCACAGCCCCCAAGCCCGCACGTCCTGCGTCAGCCCCCAACGCCACGAAAACTTCCGTCTGGAATAAGCTGTTCGGAGGCGGCCAAGTTGACGCCGCCGCCAAGGAGATTGAGGGGCGCCAAGAACGACTGGACCGCGAGGAGAAGAAGGCCACAGGGTACAAGGACGGCGGCATGGTGAAGTGCACCCGGTCGTCCACCAAGCGCAACTGGGGGTAATTTGTGCCCGGTACTGCGCTAAAGATTACCAAGTTCTTCGGGGAAGCACCCAAGATCAGTCCCGAGCTTCTGCCGGAGACTGTGGCGCAGTATGCGTTTAACCTAGACCTGTCCTCGGGCGATCTGCTGCCGTACCGCCGCGCAGAGCTTGCCGCCGTGCTCGACAAGTCCGGCCCTATCCGGTCCATCTACCCCATGACGGACCCGGGCGACGGCTCGCTGAAGTGGCTGCACTGGACGACTGATGTGGACGTAGCCACTGCGCAGATCGAGGGCGACACCACCCAGCGCATCTACTACACAGGTGACGGGCTACCACGGGTGACGAACTACGCCATGGCCACCTCAGGGGCCGCGTTCCCAACATCCAGCTACATCCTCGGGCTACCCCTGCCCGCAGTCGTGCCGGCCGCCGCCGCCGGGACGTTCTCACAGAAGTCCTCCACGTTCCGCACGCGTGACGCAGGCGGCACCGCCACCATCACCACCTCTGTGGCCCACGGGCTGACCACGGGCGACTATGTAACCACTACAGGTTTTGGCGGTACCGGGTACAACCTGACCAACATCCCTGTCACGGCGCTGACCGCCACCACATTCAGCTTTTTCTCGTTCGGTGCTGCAGAAGCCTCCACCGCAGATGCGGCGGGTCGCGTTGACTTGGCCGGGGTTGTCTCCCTGCGCACCTACGTGTTCACCTACTACACTGCATGGGAGGAGGAGTCTGTACCCTCCGAGCCATCCCCGGCGGTCTACGTGCGCGAAGGGCAGACCGTCACGATAACGGGGCTTCCAGCCTCGTGGACCCATGGCGCTGGATACCAGACCGCCGGTATGAAGGTGCGGATTTATCGCACTGTGGCGGGCGTGTCAGGCACTGAGTATTTCCGTGTTGGTGAAGTCTCCCTAGGCACTACCTCCTTCGTTGACGACGTGGATGTGAGCACCTTGGACGCGGACACCATTCTCGAATCGGAGGACTATGACCAGCCTGACGCAGACATGCAAGGGCTGCTGACCATCCACAACGGGATGATCGTCGGGTTCTTCGGCAACACCGTCTGCTTCTGCGAGCCGGGCAAGCCCCACGCGTGGCCGATCAAGTATCGCCAACAGATCGACTCAACGATCGTCGGGCTAGGCGCCTTTGGCACCACCCTGCTGGTGATGACTGAGAAGACTCCATGGGTGCTGACCGGCAACAACCCCAGCGCGCAGTCGCTGGTACGGACTGACTTCATCCTGCCCTGTTTGTCCAAGCGCAGCATCATAAACATCGGCTTCGGCGTAGCGTGGTCCTCTACTGGCGGACTAGCTGTCTACTCGACAATGATTGGCACTGACTACTTAACCAAGAACGTCCACAGCTGGAATACTTGGGCCCAAGATGTCATCCCCGCGTCACTGGCGGGGGAGTATTACCGGGGGCGGTACTTCGGCTCTGACGGCACCAACACCTTCATCTTCGAGCGCAACGACCAAGTCGGCGGCCACCTTGTGCAGACCGACATCGTCTTCACCGCCGCGTGGTACGTGTCAACGACCGACCGCTTCTACTATGCTAACGGGCAGGAAGTCCTGTTGTGGAACTCGCCGAGTGTGGGCCCGACGACACTGGATTGGAAGTCCAAGGTGTTCACCATCAAGGAGTACATCAACTTCGGCGCGGCGCGCGTTATCGCGGACTTCTCTACCCCCGAGGGCGAAGCAACAGCCGCTGCAGAGAATGCCACCATCATCGCGGGGAACACTGCCCTTGTAGCTACCGGCAACATCGGGGGCGATCTGTGCGCGGACGACGTGGGGGAGCTGGCTCTCGCCACAAGCCGCCTTACCCCCCTTCGCGAGACGGAGTTCTCTGCGATATTCCAGCTATTCGTGAACAAGCAGCTTGTCTACTCCAACACCATCACAAACGACCTGCCGTTCCGCCTGCCCACGGGGTATCGCGCCGACACGTTCGAGGTGCGGGTGGCCACCACTGCCCGGGTCCGCGCCATCCACTTGGCCGAGACCGTCTCTGGATTGCGAGGCGCCTGATGCCCCAATACCAAGGGATACCCTCGATACCCAACGAGAAGATACCGCAGTGGCAGTACGACGTGTTGGCCGCGATGAAGGAGAACTTGGAGATCATGATGGGGCAGCGCGGCCCCGGGCGGGCCATCACCAACGACGCAGTCCCGGTTGTCCCACAAGAGTTTCAGCTCATGACGCAGGTAACTGCCCGCGGGGACAACTACCTGATATCTGGAGTGTATGTGCCTACACTAGGCGACTACACGAAACTTTTGAATGATGTGCAACAACTAGCTGCTGACGTAGCTAAAATACAGGATGCGCTTAACGCGCTCCTCCAAAATCTGAGGAAGTAACTATGGCACTGCTAGACGACATCAACCAACGGGGCAGCTTCAACAGCGCGGGTCGCGGTGCGCGGGCTGCGCAGGGCGTCGACTATTTCTCCAGCCTAGTGCCATCCTCGGCGACTATTCTGGAGGAACTACCAGCGGATGCCGGTCTCCGTCGTGCGCCGCCAGAGCCAATCAGCAGTGGTGGGGGGAGCAGCTGGAACGCCCCCATGAGCCCAGAGACTATCGCGTTTCTGGACAAAGAGACGCTGGATCAGCGGGGAGCACGTCTATCTGGCGCCGCAGGTGATCTGGTGCAGACGCTAGCGGGCGCGATCATCCCCGGGTATGGGCTGGCCAAAGGTGCATACGATGCATATCAAGGGTTCAACGCAGTGGATGGCCCCAACGGCGCCGGCCCTACAGGGGGCTGGGCAGACGGGCTAGGCCGCTCTGCCGGACTACAGGCTAATGGGATGGCTGACCCGTACCAGACCCCGGGGGCCTACGCGGCTGCACGGATGTCCGGCGACCCCATGGGTGCGTTCATCCAAGGGCTTAACCTGAACCGCCCCGAGACTACTGTTGTGGGGGACCCCAACCCCCAGACCCCGAACAACGCCGTTGACCTGCCGCCTGTGGAGCTGGGTACATCCTCCAGCGGCTATGGCGGGTGGGACTCTGGCGGCGGTGGCGGAGAGATGTCCGGCACACCCAACACCTACACAGGTTTTACCTCCGGGTCTATGATGGCTGCTGACGGCGGTATGGCTACGTCTGAGGGTTTCTCTCGCCCTGTCGGCCTGTCCATCCCCGGGTACGCTGATGGTGGGCCCATGACGCCGAACGGCCCCATGCTGGCCATGGGTTTCGCGGGCGGTGGCGCTATCGGTGGCCCAGAGGCTGGCGCTTCCCCAGACATGATCAACATGCGCGTCAACCAGATGTCGCGCGACCCCCGTTTCCAGCAGCAGGTGATGCAGACCCTGCAACCTTTGATGCAGTCCGGCGAGCTGACCGAGCAGGAAGTAGTCACCATGGGGCAGATCGCCGAAGCGAGCCTGCAGAACCCCAAGCTGTACCCACAACTGCGCCAGTTCGTAGCCCAGCAAGGTATGTCGCCGCTGCCGCCCGCGTTCGACCCGTCTGTGATCATGAAGATTCTTGCGATCTCCCGCGCGCTGGGCCAGAGCGCAGGCGGTGCCATGGCGATGCCCGGTCAAGGCCAACCAACACCCCCCGGCCAAGTTCCTCCCACGTCGCAGGCGCAGATGCAGAACCCCAACGGCATGGCCAACGGCGGGTTCCTCCAAGGGCCGGGCACCGGGCGCAGCGACTCCATCGGTACGATCAACGAGTCCTCCGGCCAGCCTGTTAAAGTCGCCAACGGAGAGTACGTGATACCTAAACACGTAGTGGATGCCAAAGGTCGAGATTTCTTCGACTCCCTTTTGCGCCGGTACTCTGAAGTTCCAAAGGTGGGAGAATAACCATGGCATGGTGGGACACTATTTTTGACGTGATCAAGACGGGCGCCTCGGCGGCCAAGGACTTTGCCGTTGCGAACCCCGGCACGGCTGGCGCTATTGCTAGCGGGCTGACCGGCGGGTTCCAAGGCAAGTATGGGTCGAACAACCTCGGCAACATTACTGGGGGGTACTTGGCCGGCACTGCCTTGAGCGGAGTGACGAACTCCATGGGTTCTCCCGCTTCTGAGACCGGGCGTCTGAACACGCCAATGCCTACTCCCGCATCCGCGACGGGTATCTTCAACCCCGGGGCGACGATCTCGTCGGTAGCCCCCGCAGCGTCCACCGCCACAGGCAGCTTCGGCTCCATGGGCTCTGGTCCACTCTCCGGCGCCGCGTGGGAGAACGCCCCGTCACAGCTCGAATCCGTATTCTCCAAGGGCAAGTCCACGCTTGGCGCTGTGCGCCAGTTCGGTGCTGACAACCAAGATGTGTTGCGACTGGGTGGTAAAGCTGTGAGCGCGTACCTCGGCGCACAAGAATCCGACAGAATTGCCGGCTTGCAGCGGGACTACGCGACCCAACGCTCCGCTGCGGATGCAGAGAACCGCGCCATCGTGGGCAAGAAGAACGCTTTGGCTGACGAAGTTACGGCCACCACCATGTCCACCATGGACCCTCAGAACCAAGCACAGCGCGCATGGGCCAGCACACAAGCAGCAACAAAGCGAGGCATCGACCGCAACAACGCAAGCGGCATGTCCACATCCGCTAAGGCCGCCGAGAACCGCCGTGCTATGCTGGCCGGTTCCACCGCAGGCGTGTCCAACGCCACCCAAGCCTACGATACCGCGTCCACTGGCCGCCGTGCAGGGCTGCAAGCCGCCGCTGGCATGTACACTGGCAACGCCACGCCCACATATGATGACGCGTACGAGCAAGCGGTGCGGAACAACGGCGCCGGCACCGCGTCTGGGGCCTATGGATTGTTGGACGACGTATTCGCCCTGTCCAAAGACAAGGCCGACAAACAAGTAGGAGCATGACATGGGATTCTTGAGCGAATACGGCACCGCCCGCACAGCGGAGCGGTTCTACGACCAGAACGCTCTCGGAGACCAGCGCCAGAAGATATCTGACCAAGAGGCGCAGACGGCGCGCATGGAGAAGATGAAGCAGGCGGAGATCGCCCGTCGCATGCCGACCTTGGAGTCGTTGCCGACCCCGGGCGCCGCTGGCGCAACCCCTACCGCCGAAGCTCGCCCTGCAACAGCGCCTGTGGGCGCTGGCCGCCCCGCTGTGGCCAAACCTCGCGAGAGCGTGTCCGCTGGCCCCGACCAGACTGACGCCGAGAGCGCGCGCCTAGCGCGTGGCCGCCCAGTTCCCGCGAACGCCCCAGCAGGTGTTTCGATCGACGTCAACCGCCTCGCCAATCTGCGCCGCCGCCAGCTACAGGGCGGGATGCTGACCCCGGACGAGACGAAGTTCATCCAGCAGAACCAAGGCGTGGGACAGCAGATGTCCCCCACAGGCAACCCAGTGGCCGCCCCCATGCAACAAGGCGACACTAACGTCGCTGCGTTCAACGAGCTAAAAGCCAAGAACAACACCCGCACACCCGTGCGTACCCCACAGGCGCAGTACGATGCGCGCGTGGCCGCCGCCAACGCTCCGGCTCCTCTGTCTGTGCGCAACAACAACCCCGGCAATCTGAAGTTCGCAGGGCAGCCCGGCGCTGTCGCTGATGCCCGCGGCTTTGCCGTGTTCCAAACCCCAGAGGCTGGTGCCGCCGCAGCCGATCGCCAGCTGGGCCTCTACATGCAGCGTGACGGGCTGAACACCATTCGAGGCATTGTCAGCAAGTGGAGCCCCGTTGCCGACCCCGGTAATGCCCCCGGGTCCACTGCGAACTACGCATCGTACGTGGCGCGTCAGCTGGGGGTGTCCCCCGACCAGCCCCTGTCCCCCCAAGACATCCCCCGTCTGCGCCAAGTCATGGCCCAGTTCGAGGCGGGCACTACGGCCGGCACTGGTACAGCTCCACAAGTTGCACAGGCGCCCCAGCCCGCCCTGACCGCTACACCGGGCACTCCGCTGGCGAAGGCTACCTCTGGTGGGTTCACCAAAGAGCAGACCATGCAGATCGCCCAACAGCAGATCACGCAGGCCCAGCAGGAGATGGCGCACATCCAAGAGATGGCGAACGCGACGCGCGACCCTGCCTCCATCATGAAGATGCGTACACAGTACGCTGTGTTGCAGAACCTGTCGCGCGAAGCGGAGCTGTTCAACCTGTATGCCGAAGGTCGCATTCCTGCGGAGCAATACCAGTTCCTGAGCGCCAAGGCCCGTGATGCAGCCGCTGCGGCCAATGCAGAATTGCAGAAAGCCGTAGCCAAGGCACAGGGCGAGATCATGGTTGCAGGCGCCAAGGGCGAGCAGGATCGTGTCACCGAGGAAACGAAGTCCAACCTCGCGATTCAGAAGATCGCGATAGAGGCTGGGTTCAAGCCGGGTGAGTTCAAAGAGGTCCCCATGGGGGATGGTAAATCTCTGATCGCTGCCCGCGGCCGCCTGTATCGGGTGGAAACCGACCCCGGCAACAAGTTCCGTCCGGGCGGATCGACGCTCGTCGACATCACCCCAGAACGCTAACTAGATATTACAATCAGCCTCAGATAACACTGGGGCTGTCCATGAGCAATCTGTTCGACTTTAACTCTCGCGCTGACGACGCGCTCGTAGGCGGGCAGAAGTCCGAAGGGGCATTTCTTCCACAGGGATTACCCCAGCCCGCTGGGCTTCGCTTAGGTCGCGGACCCACTGCTGATCCTGCACTGTTGCGCTCCCGCGAAGCAGCCCAAGGCGCTATGGCGGCTATGGCGCCTCCACCGCGCGCATCCCGTGGCCCCGTGCTCGGATACAACCCCCAGACAGACACTATGTTCTCCGGCGGTAAAGAGTTCAGCGCCTCTAACCTGTCTGAGATGGACCAGTATGCCAAGGCTGGATACTTCGACGTGGACAACTCCGGCAAGCTCCCCCCGGGGTTCGATCAGGTTACTGCTGCAGAGGCACGCGCGTGGATGGATAAGGAGGCTGCTGACCGCGGCCTTATGTCCGCAGCGGGCGAGGTTGCCAACCAAGCGTGGGCCGGCATCGGCGACATCCCGAACATGGGCGTGAAGGCGGCGGCTATGAACGCCCCGGCCGGGTCTTGGCTGGAGAAGTCTCTGGGCGACGCCGCTACAGAGTACGACCGAACAGCTTCCATGCCAGATACCTACGGACGTGGAGAAGTAGCTAGCTCCCTTATCAAGGGCGCCCGCAGCATCCCGGTCTCGGCGGCTGCCGGAGCTGCGTCTGTCGCCGCACCCATCGTGGGCACTGGGGCCGCGGGATACGCCATGGGCTCGTCAGAGGCATGGGACACATACCAGCAGGGTATCAAGCAGGGGCTCACGCCGGAGGCGGCCAAGGCCGCTGGTATCAAGACTGGCTCCGTCGAGGGTATCGGCGAGTCGCTGGCGGACGCCGCCGCAGCACGGCTGCTCCCCGGGGCGGGCCGAGCCCTTACCAGCCTTGTCAAAGACGGCACCATGGGGTACGGCAAGCGGGTAGCAGTTGACTTGCTGGCCAACGCCGGAGTGCAGGCCGGTACTGAGTATGGACAAGCTGCAGCGCAGACCGCTGTGCGCAACGACGCCGGATTCACATACGAAGACCCCAATGCTGCAGGCGTAGAGGGGCTCAAAACTGGCCTCGGCATGGCCGCGCTCATGGCCCCGTTCGGCGCCGGCGCAGCCTACGCAAACCGCCCCCGGGACATTGCTCCCCCACCAGCACAGGTCCCCGCCGCAGAGCCTGAGGGCGCTGGCGCCCCACAGCTGGGGTACGAGGCGCCGCTCCAACTGGGGTTCAACGGAACTCTCAGCATACCGAACGAGCCAGTCATCCCTATGGGGTACGACTCCACAAACACCCCCATCACCACTGCCGGGCAGGAGTGGCAGGGCATGTCCCCGTCGGCGTACGGCCCATCCGACCTAACCTCCATGCAGGGCGCCCCCGGGGCACCAGTGTCCGCAGGGCAGGCAGGTGCGGCATGGCAGAACATGCCCCAGTCGCAGCAGACGCTTGAGGGCGGATACCAGTCCGTGGATGAGCAGCGCGCCGCCGCCGGGCAGGCGCAAGCCACCCGTGATGCAGAGCAAGCCCGTCGGGAAGCCCTCGCCGAGCAACGCATCGCCGCCGTAACCGGCCGTGATACACTGGAGCCGTCTCCCTCAGAGGGTTCTCCTGTTGCGGTTGCCCCCCCTGTTACTCCCGCGGCTCCGGCTGCGGGAGCTTTTTCGCCGGCCGACATGGGCGCTATGTCCCGCACCGAGCTGGCTCTCAAGGCACAGGAACTGGGTGTGCAGGTCAAGGGGCGCATGACCAAGACCCAGATCGCCAATGCAATCACAGAGAAGATGGCGCCAACGCAGGCCGCAGCACAAGGGGCGAAGCCCGCGCCCCGGACAATGTCCTCCAAAGACACTTCCGAGCTTGGCACGATCCTTGCTGACCTCGAAGCCTCGGTATCCTCGCAGCCCGCTCGCGTTCGTGGCAAGATCACCATGCCCAAGCAGGTGTTGTCCGGCATCATGCGGGCGATCAAAGCACCATTCACGAAGTCCGGCACGCCAGCTACGCCCCGCGCGTACGGTGAGAAGTCAATGGTCCCCGATGCTGCTACCGAGGACAAGTACATGGCGCAGATGATCGCGGTGCGCGATGCAGCGCACAAGATTATTGAGCTGGCCAAGGACCACTACAACAACGTCTCCAACCGGACGCCCACCGCATCCAAGGCGCTGCTCAAAAAGAGCCCCGGGGAAACCCGCGAGACCTCGGGCAACACGCAGGCCAACGCCGTCGGCGCCAAGACCGCACAGGACGTACGTGAAGTGCAAGTGCGCCTTGCGTCTGCGCTCAAGGAGTTTGTGGATGCCGCCGGGGGCATGCCCAACGCCAACGCTCTGGTGGCCGTATTGAAGGGGCGAGTGCAGACGATCGGCACAAAGAATGTCGACAAGGCTAAGAAGGAAACCACCATCGACACCATGCTCAGTCGGGCGTGGAAAGAGTATGTGGACGGCGTGTTGGACACCCCCGAGAACATCGCGGCAGTGCGGTCCGGGGAAATCCGCAACTCCCGGGAGACCCAGAAGCGTGGCGTCGAGACAGAACCACTGGAACGCGCAGCCATCGAGGGCGAGAACTCCCGCCCCAAGGGCAGGGAGTCGCAGGAGAAGTACGACGCCCGCCAGAAAGAGAACACCGGCCTCGTGGGGGTGCTGAACTACATCGGCCGCCATGGGACCCAGTTCGAGGCATTCCTGTCCTCAGCGATCGCGACCGCGCTCAAGGGGGGCAAGACGATGCCCAAGCTGGAGTTCATAACCTCCGGCTCCCCATACTACGACCCCAAGTCGGACACCATCTACATCTCCAAAACTTCCTCCCCCGAGGTAGTCCTCCACGAGGCACTGCACGCAGCACTGCAGTGGTACGTGCACAAGCACCCCAACCACGCCGCCGTTACCAAGCTCAAGCAGTCCCTGAAAACCGTGCTGGCATACGACCGGTCTAAGCTCTCGCCCAAGGCACAGGAAGTCTATGACGTGCTGGCGAAACTGGAGAAAAAGAACCCGCTGGATGCCGTGCTGGAACTGGTCTCCTACGGCGCTACCCTGCGTGAGTTCAACGTTGCCCTGACCCAGATTAAGTCATCCGACAAGACCGGGTTCCTTGGGGCGGTGTCCGACCTGTGGAAGCGGATCACCTCGCTGGTGCAGAACTTCCTCGGCGTGCGGGACACGGTAGCCAACGATGTGCTGGATAGCACCATCAAGCTGTTGGAGGAGGCAGCCGACGCCAAGGGCGAACGTGCCCCCGGCAAGGGTGCAAAACTGAAAGATGACGTGCTCTACGCCGCCGTCCAGTCCTCCACTCCTGAATCTATATCTGCCCAGCCCGGCGCAGAGCCGACTGTGGAGCTAACGAAGTTCTCCAAGAACCTGATGCCCAACATCATCACCGAGCATGTGTTCAAGGCCATGGGCTGGGACAAGGTGCCTGAGAAATTCAACGCGGCGGCCGGCAAAGTAGCTGACTTCGTGAAAGACAAGTCCCCTGCGCTGTCTAAGTACATCGGGTACGTCAACGCCAACTTCAACGTGCCGATCATGATGCGCGAGTGGTTCCAGCAGTACAAGGGTGAGAAGCAGATCAGCGGTATCGTGACTGACGCACTGGCCAACAAGATTGCCTCGCGCCCCTCCGCAGAGGTGCTGGACATCCTGAAGTATCTCGACGGCGACAAGGCGGCCCTGAAAGGTAATGCCGAGGCGCGCGAGCTGGCGGACATGGTCATGGACCACCGCAACGAGTACGTCGCCGGGCTCAAGTCCGAGGCGGCACAGCGTTTCTTCCGGGACCTGAAATTCACAGAGTCCATGATCTTCGCCAAGACCGCCGACGATGTGGCCAGCCGCGCGCTGGGTTCTCGCAAGATCAACGAGCTGGCCTCACAGAAGACTGACAGTCAGCTCAACGAGAACATCTACGCCCCACTGGATGCGCGCGGCGATCTGGTGCCGGATGGCAAGTTCTACCAGTTGGTGGAGCCTAACAAATTGGATGCAGATGGAAACCCCCAGATCGCCGGATTCATACACGAATCCATGCTGGACAAGCCCCCGGCCGGCACAGTGCTCAAGAGCGATGGCCTCGTCTGGACCCACACCGGCCGCGGCGCGGACAAGGGCACCCAGCGGTTCACCGCATACCGCAGCGCCGAACAGGCTGTGCTGGACGGCAAAGCCAACGAGGCCGCCAACGCCCTGCGCAACACCATGGCCATTCTGGCTGCGAATCACGCATCGAACAACCTGACCAGCGCAATAGCGTCCAAGGCAGGCGATGCTGACATGGTGGTGTTCGACTCCGTCAAGGATATCTCCAAGGCTACGGGGGTCGACGTGGCCCCGGACTCCGTGCTCAACCTGTCCGACCCCGAGGCAAAATCTGGGCGCCTGCAAGGTATCTATCGCAGTCGCCACCAGTGGGTGCAAATCCCCAAGGGGGGCACGCATACCCTCGACGACGGCACCGAAGTGTCCATGGGCACCTACGGCGACCTCCAAGGGAAGCTGGTACGCTCTGACGTCTGGGCCGCTGTGCAGGACATGACCGACCGCCGCCCGCTGCACGATGTAGCCGCCCTGCACACTACGATGCGGGTGTTCAAGAAGGCCAAGACGGTCTACAACCCCGGCACGCACATCACCAACGTAGCCAGTAACTTGACGCTGGCCATGCTGCACGACATCCCCATGCCGACCGTGGCACAGGCCACACGGCTGCTGTTCGAGTACAACCTCAACCCGAACAAGATGAAGCCCGAGGAGCGCCGCCTCATGCACGCGTTCATGAACTCTGGCGCTATGCTGGGCGACTTCTCCAGCACCGAAGTCAAGAAGTCTCTGTACGAGGCTTACAAGTCCGCTGCGTCCCAGAACGAGCCGTCGGGGGTCTACGCCAAGGTGACCGCGTGGGCAGGCATCGAGAAAGCCAAGGCCGAGCAGATGGCGAAGTGGGGCACAGAGGGTGTGAACATGGCCGGCAAGGTCGACGATCGCATCGTCGCGATGTACGCCGCCGAAGACAACGCGTTCCGCCTTGCTGCGTTCCTGTCCAAATCCGGCGAGATCGCCACGCGCAAGGGTAAGAGCTACCTGACCCCAGAGGAGTTCAAGGAGGCGGGCAACTTCGCGCGCTTCGCGTTCCTCGACTACGACATCGACTCCAAGGCCGTGAAGATTCTGCGCCAGTCGGTGCTGCCCTTCGTGTCATGGTCCTACGCCATCATGCCGGTGCTGGGCCACATAGCTCTGCACAAGCCTTGGAAGCTGGTCAATGTGCTGCTGGCCTACTCCATATTGGAGGCCGCAACGAGCGGCGACGAGGACGACGATCTGCGCAAGCGCGGCCCGGAGCAGTATCGGGAACGTCTGTGGAACGTCGGCCCCCACGCCTACATCCGCGTACCCTTCATGGGCGACGAGAAGAATCCCGTGTACTTCAAGCTCGGCGCTTACGTGCCCACTGGTAACTGGCTCGATAAACAGCCAGAAGGCTTCTTGGGCATCAACAACTGGCCACAGCCCATTACTCCGGGCGGCCCGTTCATCAACACTGTCCTCGGCCTCGTGGGCGGCGTCGACCCCTTCACCGGCAAGAAACTATCACCGCCCACGGACAGCGACTGGGAAGGCGCGGTGGATCGGGCCAAGTTCATGGGCGCCACCTTCACACCGGGTTGGACCCCGGGGGCAGTGGATGTCGCCACCAAGGCGGCGGGCGGCCGGGGCAAGGCGGAGCTGGACCTCGCGGGTAACCCTGTGTCCAGTCTGGAGGTCGCGCGCAAGCTGGGCGGCCTGAACCTCCAGCTCTACACATTCAACACGGACGCCGCAGCCATCCAACAATCCATCGCTGCCCGAAGCATCAAGGCGGAGTTCGACAAAGAAATTGCTAAACTACGCAGGGCAGAAGCTCGCTACGAAAACCCCGACTGGGTAGCTTTCGCCAAGAAGCGCGACGAGCTGCTGGCCCGCCGCAACGAACGTATCAACGAAGCCCGAGGAGAAGACTGATGGCAACCGCAAGAAATTACGCCGACGAATACAAGAACTATGGAGGAAAGCCGGAGCAAATCAAAAACCGTGCCGCCCGCAATGCTGCCCGCGCGGTGATGGAGAAGAAGGGGCTGGTCAAAAAGGGTGACGGCAAGGATGTCGACCACTCACGCCCCATAGTAAAAGGGGGCACGAATGCCCCCTCCAATCTGCGCGCTGTCCCAGCGTCTCAGAACCGCTCGTTTGCGCGGACTAAAAACGCTGGGATGAAGTAATCAGAGCAGGGCCCAGTCCTCGGCCAGAATATCTGTTTGGGACGCAAGCCACGGAACTCTGGCCCCGGGGGTGTTCACAGAATCCTTCAGGTAGTTCAGGTACAGATACGGCAAAGTCATCTTGCTGTGTAAGTCCGGGCGCTGCAGTTCGATCCACATGCCCTTCCCGTTCCATCCCGCTCGGGCTGCTTTTTCTCCGTGCTTAACCGCCTCCAGTGCGTTTCCAAAGTTCATGCTGCACCGCCGATCTGCTCACTGGGTTTTATCAGAATGCTGGCGTCAAACTGCGCAGCACGCGCCTTTCGCGCCGCGTTGGCGTGCAGATGCTCCTTGAGCGCGTAGCCCATCAGAGGCCAGATTTTTTCCTTGGCATTGCCCCGGGCGATCTTGCGACCAATCTCGGGGTCAAAGTTCTCCGGGCTGGCGCATGCGCTTTCCCCGGTAGCGGTGAAGCCGTTGCGCAGCACCAGAACGCAGAAGGTCAGGAGTTCCAGTGACACCAGATCGTCGTCGTTTGCCTTCGGCACCTCACGACCCACATAACTACCATTCTGAATTGCGCCGTATCGGCCGTCATACGCAGTGAAGTAATGCTCACTGGCAATGTTCGCCTCAAGGTCGTCCGGCGTAACGCGCGGGGCGGTCAGGCCCTTGGCCTTGATTTCGTCTTCGATCGTGTTCATGGTGTTGCTCCTGCTACTAGGGCCAAGGCTACTTGGCTGGGTTGATAAGACTTTACGGTGGTGATCGCGTCCAAGAACCGGGGGTGGTTCATGTTCAGCATGATGCAGTAGGCTTGTCCGGGGTTGGACCCGTGGCAGCCCTTATACATTGTCACCCGAATGTGATCACCGCTCTGCGTCAGGGCACCTGCTGCATCCAGTTCTGAGGTGATCCGCTCAAGGGAGTCCTTGGTCTTGGCCAGCCAGCGCTTGAGCACCGCGGAGTTGATCGCCATACGACTGCCGGGCAGCACAGGGTTAGCCGCATCGTACACGGTTGTCATGCGGGCCACGGCGTTCAGCGGCAGCGGGTACTGCACCACTTCCTTGCCCTTGCCAGCGGCTGGACCGCCCTGTATGTACTCCTCTGTAGCCACCAGCAGGCGCTCGTTGTGCTCCTGCAAGAACTGGCCAATGATGTCGAACGCGTCCAGCCTGTTCTTGGTGGCCTGATACCGAAGGGCGACCACGCGGTCGAGGATGTGCTTGATGACGCGGTCCACGTTGAACTTGATCAGCCCCAGCTTGACGCCGATGGTGCCCAGAATGTAGGCGCCGATGGTAGCAGACCGGAAGAAACGCTCCTCTTGCGCAAACACGAACGTGTACTTTTTCTCGAAGGCGGCTTCACCCTTCAGGGCCACCGCGCGCTCGCCGCCGTTGTCGATGATGAACTGTGTCACCTCGGGTAAGAAGTGCCCATAGTTGGCCATGATCAGGTCGAAGAACTGGCGGCCGTCGGTGCTGCCGAACGTCTGGTCGTCCTGAATGAACTCCAAGGTCCGCACGCGCACGGGGTCGTTCTGGGACATCACCTCTGCATACTTAGCGTGCAGCGAGATGTTGCATGACACCATAGTGGGGCCCACCCAAGTGGCCGGCTCGCGCAGGTCTCGGGTCTGGGTCATGGACACCTTCTCGCGCCCTTCGCTGAAGCAGTACGCCATGGAGGCCGCGCGCTCTGGGTCCACACCTGTCAGCTCGTCGATCGTGCCGGGCAGGTGGTTGAGCACACCGCGCATCTTGTAGATCGCGTTCTCGGTGTCGCGCACCCGCATGAGTAATCCCTTGGGATTACCGAAGGTGCTGTTGGCTGCGTGCAGGCACAGGGTCTTCCCGGTGGTTGTCTTTGTGGAGAAGAAAGAAATCACAGAAGACGCATTGCCCAGCGAATCCCCCAGAATCCCGATGCCCGACAACAGAATAGCGGTTGCCATGTTGTTAGCCGCTGGTGTGTTCAGCAACGCGGTTGCGTCCGCCCACACATCGCGGGAGCCTTTCTTGGTGATGCTGGCTGCGTAGTGCTTGGCTGCCCCCTTGAGTCGTCGCGCTTCGTTGCCTGTCGAGGCCCCCAGCAGGGTCTCGCCGCACAGGAACGACCCATCTTCCTGCCATCCGAATGCTACAAAGTCTGTCCCGGTCGGTGCCTGTTGCTGCACCATTTCTAAGTAGTTCATAAAGTAAGTCCTCGTGCGCTCTAGCGTCGCTGTTGAAGTAAAAAACACCTGCTTGTTGGTCAGGTAGTCCAGCAGGTCTTTGGGGCTGGAAAGCGTGCTCAGGGGCATCTCATGCTCTTTCCAGTTGCCCAGCGGGTATTTCACATACAAAGTAGCTGTGGTGCTGGAGTAGCCGTGGTCTGTGAAGATGCCGGTGATATAAATCTCCAGCGGACAGACCAGCGTTTTCTCCAATACCGTGCTCTTGATCTTCTTGCCGTCCGCAGCGGTGGAAGATATCTCCTTCTCAACGTCGATCCATACCTTGCCGTTGTCTACAAAGTAGTCCTTTGGTAGGTCGATGACGTCGACCCCCGGGGGCGGCGCGGGCGCCTCAGTCCGGTTAAGCTGTCCCGGATTGGTGATGGTCCCCTTGCGAGGGCATCCGGCGCAGCCCGAGCTGCATGCGCTCTCCCACGTGGAGCAGAACGGCACACCGCCCGTGAACCCATTCATCTTGTCCAATGACTCAGACAGGTCGAACTTCGGATGCTGGGCGCCCATAGCCACCACAGCCGCCTCGGGGTCCAGACACTTGCGTGCCAGTTGCAACCCCAGAATCCACACGGGGTACTCCACAGGCTTGCCCGCTGCGTCGTTCACCCCACCCGACGACACCAACGCTGCCACTTGTGCACAGTTGGCTGCTACCGCCCCCAGCTCGATATCCCCCGAGTCCAGCAGTGACGACATAACGGAGGACCGCTTGCTACCTGCTGGCCTACTCATCCGCGTCACTGTTGTCGGCATCTTGTTGAACCACGGCTTGAGCAACCCAAACAGGGCTGCGGGCTCGTAGTCCGGGCAATCCGCCATGCACTTGACTTCTTTCCACGGCATCTGCTTCTTGTGGTGAGTTCCCACGGGTCGCAGCACCATCGACGCGTCGTGAATCTTGGAGACGTCAATCTCTACCTTGTGTTCCTCTAGCGCCATGCGTAGTGCCATGGACGCCTTCTCCCAGTGCTCCGACTTCACGCCGACCGTCAGGGGCCAGTAGCAGTGAATGCCGTTGCCGGATGCCACCACCATGGGCATCGGAAACCCGATCGCCTTGAGCCCCGCCTGTAGAGCTGCCCACCCCTCCCGCTGAGTCAGATAGGGCTTGTCAGGGCCGCAATCTAGGTCCAGCGCCAGCGTCTTGAACGACGTGGCCAGATGCTTGTATCTGTGGTGTCTCTGTTTCCCCGACTTCTCGTGGGTGTATCCGTGGTTGGCGAACTTGCCTACCGAGTAATACACCGTCATGTCGGGCTGTTTGTCGAACCGCTGTATCGCCGCTACCGCATCGTCAAGGTCTGCGAACGAGCCGTTATCCCAGAAGAACCCCTTGGGGTTTTTTCCGCTTGGATCAGGTTTGTGGGTGCAGATGATGACTTCGTCAGACGGGGACAATACACGAGTAAGAAAAGTTTTGGTGTCCACGCATACCCCTAAGAAAGAAAAACCCCAGCACATGCTGGGGGTCACTGTCGGTGCGGTAGTCTACTATTCGCCGAACAGATTGTCGAGCTTGGCCTCCAGTTCCGACGAGGCTTTTACGGGGGCCGCCACAGGCTTCGCCTTCACATCCGTCACCGTAGCCGCTACCGTTTCAGGTGTGGGTGTATCGTCGTAGTCAGGGTCCACTGAGGGAGTTGCTGCAGGTGCCACTGGTGCTGGGGCCGCCGCAGGTGCGGCGATCTGTGCATTGTTGGCCGGGGCCGCGATAGCGGTACGGTTGACAGCGTTAAACGGTAGTACCCGCACAGCCACCTTGACTTCGTCACCCGCGACGATCTTGTCGATCGACGTGATGTGTTTGTCCGGCACATAGCCCTTCTGCTTGAAGGTGATCTTGGGGAAGCTGGCAGCGTCGTCGAAGCCCAACTCGGTGATGACTTCCTCGGGGTTGATGCCGAAGTTATCCAGCTCCTTGAAGTACTCGCGCAACGCCTTCATGCCGGACACTGGGACCGTCATGCCATACACCTTGCCGGGGTCCGCAGCTGCGATCACAGCCACATGACGCTGGTCGCCGCACATCTTGGACTTGGCGCCAGATGGCAGAATCTTGGAACCCAGCACGTTGTTGTGGCATCCTGCGCATCCCTTGGACACCGGCGCTGTCACCGAGGCGTCAGGGGTAATGCCGTCGTTCGAGAAGCAGTCGGGGCGCACATTGTCCGCGCTGGAGTCGTATGCCTTCGCATAGAACACCTTGGAGGTCTTGGGGTTCACTCCTACGATGATGGCGTCCAGCGTGATGCCCACGGGGGTCTCAACGCCGTCTTCCACCAGCCGATAGCGGCCGGCACGGATACTGATCTTAGGGAAACTGGCGCCGTCGCCGATGATGGCTTTCATGGCATCGGACTTGCCTCCACCAGCGGCCTGACGGGCTGCAATGCGGGCGGCAATATGGGCGGGTACGGTAGCTACTGCGGTTGATGTAGTCATTTAGACTTACTCCTTGGGGGTGGTTTTACGAAGGTTGAACACTTGCACGGAGGCGAAATTCACCCCGGGCGGTGGAACGCCGTGACCTTCGATATGGCTTTTCACGGCGGTTTTGGAAACGCGGGACTCGATCAAGTCCCACGCGTTGTTTGCACTGCAGAACTCAAAGAGCGCTGCGCGGTCAGCCACAGTGGCTGAGTTGTGTGTGGACCAGTAAACAGTACCGACCGAAGTGGGTATCTTGGATAGGCCCTCCTCTTGGGCCCGGATAGTGAACCAGTTCTCGATGTCCTGCATGGTGGACTTCAGCTCCGCCACTGCGGTTTTTGCTTCGCCCTCGATGCGGGCTACTTCATTGCGAAGGGCGATGTATTTTTCGCCTGCTTGTTCAAAATTCAATTCCATTCTCCTTATAACGCGGTTTGCACACTGGCCTTAATGCGGCTAACACTAGCTTGGGAAATACCGAACCGTTCGGCGATTTCTTTTTGGGGCCCGCTAGATGCCCGTATCTGTTGTTTGGTCACTTCCGGTACTGACGTCCTCCTATTGTTAGCCTGCTCTTTTCGGGTAGCCCACACGCAGTTGTGTCTGCTATACCCTTGGTTGTTGTCCACACGTTCGAGTTGCAATCCGTCTGGGCATGGGCCCATGTCTTCTAAGAAAACAGCGAAGTCGTTCCACTCTGCGCTATACCCGATCCCCCGGCCCCCATAGTTGTGGAACGCCGCGTGCTCTGGGTTGTCGCATCGCTGCCTCATCGACCGCCACTGCCCGTACTCTTTGCGCTTCCACTGTCCATGCTTTGTGCGAGAGCACCCGCAGGACTTGGACATGCCGGATAGGAGGTTTCCAGATGCAACATCTGGGGTATTCCCGCACTTGCATATACAGTGCCAGTATGTGGTTGTACCCCTGTTGCTAGCTCTGGATATAACCCGCAAGATACCGAACTCTCTACCCGTCAGGTCAATCAATACCTTCTTCATTTATGCCCTTTACCAAGTCCAAGAACTCGCCGAGCACACGGCGTTTGTGCTGCAACCTTCGATACAACTCGGCCTCAAACAGCGTAGCGTATATGTGCCACACCGTTGTCTTGCCCTCTGTGCTCAACCTGCGTATTCTAGCACAAGCCTGCTCATATTGCTCCAGCGAGTAGATAGGCGCAAACCAGATAATGTCCTTGGCACGAGTCAGGGTCAGACCGTGGGCTGCCACCTTTGGGTGGGCCAACAAAATCTGAATGCTGTCTGTGTGCTGAAAGTCATTAAATATCTGATTTCTCTCAGCCTTACCTACATCGCCATGTACTGTCGCTACATCGTAGCCGCCCTTCTGCAGGGACTCGTATAACCAATCTTGCACACCCCGTAACGGGCAGAACACAATCACTTTGCCGCCGATCTCGTCGATCAATTCGGTAAGTGAATTATACCTCTCACTGGCGTCAATTTCAATTCGATCTGCCTCCGAATAAACAACACCGCAGCAGATTTGCAACATCTTGCCCAGCACGACTGCAGCGTTGGGCGCTGCGACTTCCGTGCCGGAGAAAAACGTCACGGCCTTCTCCTGCATTTCTTTGAACGCCTTCTTCTGCTGCGCTGTCAACTCCGTCTTGCGACCTACAAAATTCGTGTCCGGCAAATCCTTGCACTCGTCCAGCGAGAACCGGATGGAGGGCTGCAAAATCTTCCTACATGTCTCCAACGCATCTGGCCTAGATACCCACCGGAACGTGGTGATCTTCTGCATCACCATGTCTTTGAACGTGGTGTAGCTCTTGGGGCAGTTCGGCGAGTTCACCAGTCTTGCTAGCGTCCACGCATCCGCAGGGGTCTGCGAGATAGGTGTGCCGGTCAGCAACCACAGCCACGGGTCATGTGCCGACATCCACTTCGAGAAAATCTTGTACCGCTGCGAGCTTGGCGACTTCAGCGCCGTTGCCTCGTCATAGATCACTACATCGAAATCCTTGAGCTGGCTCTGCATGTGCGTGAAGCCGTCATGATTCACGATGTAGTATTGCACACCCGCCTGCTCCATCAGTCGTTTCTTGCGCTCCGGCGCACCGGTCAACACCACAAAGCCGCGATGGGGTAGATGGTGTCGAATCTCCCGAGCCCACACCACAGTTAGCGTAGACAGCGGCGCCACAATCAACACCTTCTTCGCCACACCCTCAGTGATCAAAAAGTCCGCAGCCCATATAGAGCTAATTGTCTTGCCTGTGCCCGGTGCGTTCAGCACCAGCGCCCGCTTGTTCATGGTCAGGAAAGACGCTGTCTCCTTCTGGTGGTCCATGGGCGGGAACCGCGCAGGCCAGTCGTAGTATGACAGTATGGGTGCCGGTACGCTGAACCCGAAGTTCTTTAGTACCAGCGACTCCTCTACACCGTGATGCAGCGCCAACAGATTCTGCCCCCCGTGGCTGAATGCTTTCGCGTGGGGGATCACCGCAGCCACTTGTGCGTAGCTAGGTGTGTCCATAACCAGTTTGCGGGATGATGGGACTACGAGCATCAAGACACCCCGTGCAAGGCCGCAACACCCCGCGTCCACTGCGAGAACTCTGCTTGGAAGTCCCCTACATTCTTCTCACTGATCAGCCAGTACCGGCCGCCAGAGGCTTCGATGGCCAGTGCCTGCTTATCCTGCCACGCAGTACGCTTGCCGCCAGCGAACTTGGTCTCCACCGCAAACATATGCCCATAGGCGCAGCCCACGAAGTCCGGGATACCGGGTGTGCCGAAGCCATTGGCTGCGGGCATGTAGTACCACAGGTAGGGTACAGGGTTGCCCAGTGCCTTCTTGACCGCGGCCTTCACGTCTTTTTCAGATTTCATTTCTTCTTCCTCGCGTCAGGGCAAATGTCTTTCGCAGCGCACCATGGGCACAGGCCCGACGGCTTCGCTGGGAACACCCCAGTATTCGCAGCCGTCTGCACAGCAACGAACCGAGGCTCCAAATTCATCCACAGGGACGACATGTAGCGCCGTTGGTACGTCGCGTCCGTCGTGTCGTTTGCTACCAGCCAGATGAAGCTCGTCGTCACCTCTTGCACCTCTGGGAAGTGCAGGAAGATCATGTATGCGAACACCTGCATCTGGGTGGGGTTGTCCCGCTTCTTGCCGGTCTTCCAGTCCAAGCAGTATGCCTTGGCACCGTCCACGATCAACACGTCGGCGATCGACCGCAGCCACGCATCCTCGGCCTCCCACCCGCACACGGTCTGGTCCCGGCGGATAGCCATCTCGTACTCGAAGTACTTGCCCCCGGGGCGGGACAGAATTTTGTCCACGAGCGGCGCCCACACCTTTGCCTCGCCCGTCTCCTCCAGTGGTAGCTTCCCAAGCCCGTAATTTTCCAGCGCCTCATGCACCCTAGTACCGTACTCGGTGGCGGAACTGCCGAGGTTCTGCACCATCTGGGCGATGTGTTGATACCAGAATTGCTTCGGGCAATTCTCGAACTGGCTGAGACGACTGTAGGACAGCCGTTGTGGTTTACTCATCTTCCCTCCAATGCCTCTACGGCTAGTTGATTGTTGAGTTGTGTAATCAAGTCTTCGATGATTTCGCGCCGACTGGCCCCCACGAGCGTGTAGTTTTCCTTGGGTCGGCGTACGCGCAAGCGTATGGGGTCCTGATTCCCTGTCCCACTGCTGGGGAGTATCCCTATGCCAACCTCGAACTCGTAGATGTCAAGGCGTTCGCGGACCTCAGTAAAAACACCTAGCGCGCGGACGTCAGGTGCGGGGAGTGCGGCTGTTCTCCACATCACGCAATCTCGAAAGCCCGCTTGGTGACCTTGCGGATGTTGGCCACAATCTCCTTGGCCCGTATCTCCGCCACCCCCTCTCGGAACTTGTATGTGGTAGTGCCCAGCGAGACGGTGACCGGGTTTGCCCGCGCCTCCTCGAACGTGGGGCATGCTGCTGCATTGATCGCAGCCACCAACTGGTCGCGGGACTCCACGACGTACTGCTCGGTATCTTTACTCATAGCTACCTCCAGCGATCAGGATCAAGTGTTTGGCTTGGTGCACCGCGTCGTCCAGTGCGTTGTGCTTGGCCCCAGTGAACTCCGGCGCCTCCACTTCGGGGTACAGGTTCTTAACTGTGCGGTAGCAGCGGTCGTTCCAGAAGTCCCACGGTTGGCGCATACCAACAGCTCTGTACGCGTTGCTCAGGATCACATTGTCGAACGTAGCCCCGTTTCCCCAGACGCATGCACCCTCTGGGACCCACTCCGAAAACTTCTCAAGCGCGTCGGCAAGCTGGATGCCGGGCTGGTCGAACGCCGCACGGGCTGCGTCGCTTTGCTTCATCCACCACAACACGGTGGACACATCCATCCTAAGCCCTGCATTCACGCAGGACTGCTCGTCGATGCGCAGATAGACCGAGTCCTTGATACCGTACTTGTCGAAGCGCGCAACGCCCAACGAGAGGATCACAGCATTGCTGCCGTTGCCCAAAGTCTCCAAGTCAACCATGAGGTTGACGTCACCCAGTTTAATAGTCATTTCGCTTCTCCATAAGATTTACCGACACCCGTCTCGCATGCCAGCGGGACAGTCCCGCGACACCATGGGGGTGCAAGCGACAAGCATTCCTCTAAATATGCACGGGCCTCATCGAGGTCCTGATTCTTTACTACTGCTACGACTTCGTCGTGGACCGAGAGGGCCACTGGAAATCGCTGGTTGAAGCGTGTAGTCTGCCACATAACAATGCGGCCAGCAAGGTACTGCCCCAGATTTTCCACACATTTTCCCCCGTATATTTTCACTGTCTCCGCGCCCATGGTGTAGACCCATGCCAGCTCGTCGCGACCGTCTCGCACCACTTTCTCTTTGCGCAGGTTGTGGTACACGACACCGGGCTGCGCGGCAACACCAAAGCCACCGTTCGCAGTGATGGCCCAGCCGTGGCGATCCACGGGCAACAGGTTGCAGCCCTGTGCAATGTCCGACAGGATGGTGTCGTTGCAGTAGTTGTGCAGTGCCATCACCATGCCGTGCACATCACGGTACAAGTCCACGATACGCTTGGCTGTGTCGTCGCTCAAGATTTCACCGGACTGGATACGCACCATCTCCTTGAACTTCACCCAGCCCGCACCGTACTGCAGGGACAGCATGGCAATCTTGCCGAGCATCCGCTCCTTCTTATCTGCCTTCGTGATCACCCGCCCGAACAGCTTCGACGCGAAGTCACAATACAAGTCCACCCCTGCCGCCAACTTGGCAACCACATCATCCTGACGTGCCGCGGCCATCACCACGCGCAGCTCGATGTTGGACGAATCCCCCACCAGTATGGTATGCCCTTCTGGCGCCATGATGGCGTTGCGAATGCCCGCTGACGGGCCACGCGCTGGCATGTTCTGCCAGTTCATTTGGTTACCCCCGGACAGTCGACCCGTGGTCTTGGCGCCCCAGAAGTTCAGGTACACCGGTAGTCGTCCACGCTCCGCCATCTCCTTCAGTCGCAGTACCCGTGTCTCTGCGATGGTAGTCTTCACACCCACACGCGCGTTCGCCGCTGCCTCTACCTCTGGGCTTATCTCTGCCAGCGCCATGAACGCCTTGTCGGTCTTGGCAAACGCGTAGGTCTCCTTGCCGGTCTTCGGGCTCACCTTGCGCGGCGGCTCCACACCCAGAGAGCGCAAGTGCTCTGCAAACTTCTCGCCGGACATGATGGTCGACTTGTCCAGCGTGGCATCCGCCAAGAGGTCGATCTTGCGCTGCACCTCCGTCGCATACTGTTTCTCCAGCATGCCCACGTCGCCCTCGAACTGCGGCTCAGTAAACATCCGCACGATCATGTCGATCTGCTTGAGTTCCACCGCTGGTACGTGTGGTGTCATCGCCCGGGCCAACATCCGGCACAGCTTAGTGTCCAGCTTGCAATATGCTCCATACGCGTCCAGAAACTCCTCGCACATCTGCTCTCTACGCAGCCCGATAGCGTTCAGCACCTCGTTGCCCTTGGGGGGCAGCTTGTACTCCTTGGCGAGGTTGGCCAACGAGTGCGACTTCAGGTACGGCCGCATCATCCGCCCCATGGACAGGGTATCCATCCACAGCTTGGGCTTGATGCCGAACACGTATGACAGTATGTATCCATCGAACAGCACGTTGTGGGCACACACGGCGGAGTTCTCCCAGTCGAATTTACCGTGCAGCCAGCCTGCCACCTCCAAGGTCGTAGGCGCCGAATACCACACAGGCTCGTTGTCGTCCACAGCCACCGACACACCGATCACTTGGAACCGGGGGTCCTTGATGTATGCGTCAGTCTGCATCTTGGACAAAGAGTAGTCCTTGTCGTAGTAGGTCTCCATGTCGACGAAAAGTTGTTTCATACAATATCCTTATAAGTTTCGCGTCTAACAACTAGGCTAATTGCCCGTTGCGATACCCCGTGCCTAGCCGCTAGTTCCACCTGCCGAGTCCCCTTCTGGTCATACTCGCTGCGTATCTGTCTCACCTGCGTAGGGGTCAGGCGCCGCTCGTTTCGCTCCGAATATGGTCATCACAGCACCTCCAACAACTTGGTCAGATAGTGTTGGGCCTTTTCCAAGTCTTGGCGCCCGCCCTTGTCGTTGCAGCGCATGGTGTACTTGATCACGTTGCCGCGCAAGAAACCCACAAACTCCTCCTTGCTCATGCAGGACTCCATGGCTTCCCAAGGCTGCACCTTCTTGGACTTGTAGTGGTTGCCACCAACCTGTGTGTCATTTGCTTTCATTTCATGTCATCCTCTTGCATAAACTGCTTGCGGAGCAGCGCCGATAAGTCTTTGTTCGTAGAGCGAAGTTGCTCGTTGGCTTCGCGGGTCTCTATAAATTTGTCCCACAGTTCGTTGGCGAGTTTGTCGAGCACAACCCGGTCCAGAAGGGCGAAGTTTGGTTTGGGCGTGTCATTCATCTCTTTGCCCCAAGCTCGCCACCAGTTACCAACACATCACGCCGCCGCTGCATCTTCCCCGGCGGCGGTTCTCCAGAGCCACCCATAAAGGACAAGCTCATCACGTTCTCGTTGGCCGTCGCACGAATCGCACGTCGGTGGTTGATGCCAACAAAGTCTGCACGGTCCCTGCCCATAGAGAAAATACTTGGGCGCCCCTGCCAGTGGAACACGCTCTTAGGTTCGGTCATTGATCACTCCTTTTGGTTTCGACTTCAACTCGATCACAGCAAGACGGTACTTGTTCGCCTGATATCTCCAATTATCGCGTTGCGCCTGCACCTCTTTCAGCTTGCGCTCGGCGGCAGCGCGCGCCCTGTTGGCAGCCCGCACCTCGGCATCTTTGTGCAGCGATAGCTTGCGCTCGAACAGTTCGCTCTCCACGGTGGCCAACACCCGCGCGGCTACGGACTTAGCTGCAGTCTCCTCGACCGCGCGACGCATAGCAAGGAGAATCTTCTCCTCGTGCGGTTGTAGGTCCTTTTGGTTCACAACACAACCCCCTGCGCTTGCACCATTTTGTTGGCGTCAGGAACATGGTCAATTGCTTGCTTGGCTTGGGGTGCAGGCACGTAGCGCACGCCTTGTACCCCCTCATGATGGCATGGCTCGTCGTGGGTTCCGATGATCCGGCCATCTTTGATGACTACCCAGCAGTCGGGCAGGTTCCTCTGCGCTTGTGGCTCTGCCAGCGCTTCACGGGCCACTGATGCGCGAGAAGCTGCATACCCGCGCACTTGATCGAAGTGTTCCATGTAAGTCTCTACGCGCTCACCGTCATCGCCAACATAGTGAGATCGCCCCGCGAGCCTGCTGATTGTTTCAAGAGAGGTTGCGGCGTCTTGCAGTGCTTTTTGTTGTGGTGTCATATCCATTCATCTCCCGCACGGTCGGCGCTGTTGCGTCCGAACTCAAACCAGTTACAAGCCACCTGATACACAAACCCGCACAGAAAGAACGGCGATGTGTAGGCGGCGGTTATGACTACGCCGATGCGTCTTAGTGCTTTCGTCATTTAATCTGCTCATAGGTCATTTCAAAAATATCCGGCTTGCATGGGTACAGCTCGCCCTTCACGCCTTGGATGATCCAATCGCCTTCGTCGCAGCGGTGTTTGCCCTCTAGCGTGTCAATAATGCAGTAGCAAGGTTCGGCGGGGTCAGCAAACTTCCCTGTACCAAACACCTTTACGGTGCCTGCTGATATTTGGTCCTGCAACCACTCGGGCCAACCGAATCGGCGGGTGTACTGCACTGCCTGAACTTGGACAGGTCGTTTAACAAATGTTGCTTCGTAGTTCATATCTTCTCCTTCATTGCTGGCTCTGGCATCTTGGTCATCCCTGCTCTCCCTTTGGTTTACTTCTCTTGTTCCATTCAGCAATCGCGTTAGCCTTGGCTTCATCGTCTTCTTTCTTAACCGTGCACCAGCTTGAACTACCGCCGACTGTCGGCCCCGTGGCCCAGCATCCAGTGCATGCAGCCCACCAGCGCTGGACGTAGACCCCATTGCCGCTGTTGTATCCAAGCTTTGCATCTGACCCGCAAAATGGGCATGGTTTGAGTTCGGTGGTCATCCCTGTGCCTCCCCCGTAATCCCGTGAGCTTTCTCACCATCGCGTACACCTTGCTCCCAATCGCCGCGCACCATGATTCGATCTTGCAAGGCAGACTGTCGATACAGCTTGCCCATCTGCTCACCCGTCAGCGGTGCTGGTGCTTGGGGTGCTGCCACTGCGTAGAGCTTAGTTCCGCCTAGTGGGGGAGTGTCATTAGCCCAATCCACAGCAGGTACGTTCCCACGCTCAGGCCAATGCGCCCATGTTTCGCTTACTGTCCCGACAGGCTGCGCTGGTGCTTGGGGTGCTGCTAGGGCTGCGCGGTCCCGCCATGCTGCCCACAACTGGCGGGTATTCATTGCCCCTGCGTGGGGAATGCCGCTAGTTTCGGACTCGTGGATGTACTGCTCGCCACTCCAAGTGCCCTGCACCTTCCAGCAATGGCCCTTCATCCACGCCTCAAATAAAAGGCGCTCTGCCTCTGTTGGCTTTGCCCCCCTTGCGCCCATTTCCTCTGCCGCCTGCGCGGTGATTCGCTTCGGTGCTGTTGCTTGGGGTGCTGCCTCCAGCCTACGCAGCACAGCGTCATGGGTTAGCTTCCACGCTGCCGCCAATCCATTTGCACGCCCCACCTCCGCTTGCAATATTCGAGCCTCGTCATCACACACTCTCCCAGCCCGCTCTCGCTCTGCCGCTGTCACCTTTGCAGTAAACAAGTCAAGCGCTGCAATCCATTCTGTCGAT